AACGGTAGGCTCGTCTCTATACTTCGCCGCCATTGAGCCCTGATGGCGGAATTGGTAGACGCGGCGGATTCAAAATCCGTTTTCGAAAGGAGTGGGAGTTCGAGTCTCCCTCGGGGCACCAGCACAATGAAAAAAGGCCTTGATTTCTCAAGGCCTTTTTTTCGTTTGGCGTAATTCGGGCGTAACGCCAAGGATGTTCGATCAGATCTCACAGGAGTGCTGCTTTGAGCAAGAATGCGAAAACAAACGCTACCGACGTCTACAGTCTCCCACCATTCGTCCCGAGCCACGCTGAGGACCTGTGGTCAAAAAATCCAGCCTTGATCAAAGCTTTCCTTGACGCTCGCCCAGGGTATGAACAGCTTTGTACCGAAGTCGAATATATCCTGAAGAAGAAAGTTTTAGCAGCTTCCATTGAAACCTCGTTTCTAGGTTCCCGGGCTAAGACACTCAACAGCTTTATGGAAAAATTAAAGCGAAAAAATTACACCGATCCGTTCAAACAGGTTGATGATTTCGCCGGAGTAAGAGTTGTCTGTCTTTATAACAGTGAAATCGGTAGGATTGCAGAAATAATTCGCGCAGAGTTCGAAGTTATTCAAGAGGTTAACAAGCTCGAAGCGCTTGACACCAATAAGTTTGGATACATCGGCCACCATTTCATTGTACATCTCGGGCAAAACTCATCAGGCGCAAGATATGACGACCTGAGGTCACTCCGCTGCGAAATACAGGTCAGAACGGTTGTGCAGGACGCGTGGTCCATCATCCAGCATCACATGGTCTATAAAAAAGAATCTCAAGTACCAACTAATCTTATTCGGAAATTGAATGGCCTTGCTGGACTTTTTGAAACTGTCGATGATCAGTTTGAGTTCATCCGAATGCAACGTGACACTTATCTAGGCAGCATTCGGGACAGCAAAGGTGAGCGGGATGATTTTCTCGAAAACGAGCTTAACTACGACAGTTTCAATGAATATCTATTGTGGCGTTATGACGATGAGAATGGCGACGTCCGAGAGTCAGGTGTAACCACCGTCCTAGACGTCCTAACAGATCTGAATTTTTCAACTCTGAGAGATGTTGAAACCTTAGTAACTGATAACCAAGACTTCGTAGACAGTGCAATTGAGCATTCAGGTGTCCTCGACGCCGGCGGTGCGATCCACGTTGCGCTTGCCGTATCGGCAAAACCCGAGTGGAGAGCTAGATTCCCGTGGGGTTCGCCTTGGACTGAGACGTTCGAGCAGTTGGAAAAGAAATCAAAGACTCGGTAATGCGCGCCGCGCAGGTGGCTGGTGACCGCCATACTCAGGTTCCCAAGCTGATAACGAGAGTTCGATTCCCTTCACCCGCTCCAGTCTTTTCAAGGGTTTCAGGCGTGTCAGCGTGAGCCGAAGCGATGTTGGTGACAGTTCTGGTGAGAGTTTGCGTGTAAGTGCGCAGTTACGAGAGCGAGACACTACCAGCCACCCTCCCCCTTTAGCGGTTCTATTTTCATGTTGACCCATGGGAAACCAGTATTTTAGGTAAGTTTTTGTTCTGATCCCGTCCAACCCTAACAAATCAAGGGCTACAGCGTATTGGGTAGAGTAAGTTTTATAGTCAGATATAGTAATGACCTTACTTTTTGGTAGGGTCAGAAACCAAAAAGCAAATATCGTTATAAATCAGTAGCTTACGAAATAATTACCTCCCCCCTTACCCAAAAAAGCTAGTCCTAAGTAAGTGCCCAAAACCGCGTCGCGTGTGGGCTACAGCCGATCTCCAACCACCTCATACCTAAATTACTTGTTTCCCGTGGATGACCTGAGAAATGGACCGCCTATAACGCTCTGTGAGCGCTCCTAATACAAGGGCCCGGTGCAGGGATTTGCAGGGTTTCTCAGCCCCCCTGTCGCACAGGAGAGGCCCGGCGGGGGCTGTAGAGAGCCTCTTGCAGGTGTGCAGAAAAAACGACCACTTTAGCCCGCAGGCGTGGCGGGGGGACGACGGCGCGCAGAAGAAGGAACGCCTTGCATCGAGGCGGCATGGCGACGAAGAGAGAGGTAATAGTCCTTGCGATTAGGTGCTCTTGTCTGCAGACTGCCACTTATCCCACGCGACATACCTAAAGATGAACGGCGAAATCCCACTCTCGGCTTATGCCCATGCAATCCTCCGGGGAGGCGATCTCGAACCTCCTCGCCCTCTCCCGCTAAGTCCCTTTTTTGAAGCTGTCGAATCTAGCTGCGCGACCCAGGTGGTGTACGACGTACTGTCACGCTCGGACCGGCGGCGCCACGGCATATTTTTTTCAGGCGCAGAATGGGCGCGAACGCTTGTGTCAGAGCTAAGGCTTGAAGAGTGGCGCCGCTTTGTTGATCCAAGTGTAGGAAGCGGCGACCTTCTGGTAGAGATATGCAGAAGGCTGCCTATCGGCGCCGACGTACATGAAACTATTGAGGAATGGTCAAATCGCTTAGTCGCGATAGACCTGAGAGAGTCATTCCTGAAGATTGCCTGGGCGCGCATCCAAGGGGTGGCGCTGCTTCGGCATCAGCAAGCAGGCGGAGCTACGAAGCAGTTTACCCCGCGTCCGCTTCCCGAGAACTTTCGGGTCGGCGACGCTCTAGAAATGTCCTTGGCGTTGAAGCAAAACGATTGTGTCATCATGAATCCGCCTTATCAGCGAATGTGCGCGAGCATAACCAGCTTCGTAGGATCTGGAATGAGGTCCGCTGCGGCCCTGCATCTTGAGCATGTGCTGAAAGAAGGTCCTGAGTCGGTAGGAATCATCGCACTGATTCCAGAAGTACTGCGGAGTGGCACCTCCTACAGGCGCTTTAGGGAAGAAGTCCAGCGCAGAATGGTTGTAAAAAGTTTCGACTCTTCAGGGCGATTTGGTGCGGGGGCGGACATAGACGTGGCAGTGCTGGTTGGTAGGACAGCTGCTGGTAACAACGACTCGATGCCGATCGTTGAGACGCAAGATCACATAACTCTAGGGGATTATTTCTCAGTAAGAGTAGGACCGGTTGTGCCACATCGATCGGCTATGGACGGTCCTGAATGCGGCTATCTCACTGCCAAAAACTCTCGCGTTGGACTGGAGATTACCGTCCCACCAGAGCTGGCGACGTTCAGGACCAGAGTTGAATGCGGCCCCTTCATAATTGTCCGACGGACCTCAAGTCCCTCAGATAAAAAGCGAGCGAGGGCTACGTTAATTTCTAGCACAACTAGCTTCTTAGTGGAGAACCATCTACTAATCATTAAGGCTCACAGTGGAAACATAGCTGAGTTGCTAACATTGATGTCGATATTGGATGACCCTAGAACCGACACATGGCTAAATAGCCATATCCGTTGCCGACATTTAACTGTCAGCGCAGTAAAAAAAATCCCTCTTTGGGACCACGCATAACAAGGGATTGACAGTATGGAAAAGCCGTCTACAGGATTTCGGTTTGCACCATCCATCCTCACCCGGCTCGGAGAGGAGTTGGTCCCTAACCTAGATCAAGCGATCATTGAGCTTATAAGGAACTCGTATGACGCAGACGCAACAATCTGCGACATTCAAATAAAAAGCAATTCTAATGCAGGAAGTACAATCACACTTTCTGATGACGGAACCGGAATGCTGTTGGAGCAGGTTCTCAACAACTGGCTGGTTCTTGGTGGCTCTTCAAAATCAAGCTCAAAGTTAACAAAAGGAGGGCGACGGACTGTAGGTGACAAAGGTTTAGGGCGGCTAGCGGCGTTGCGAGCAGGCGATAAAGCTGTGATGGTTACCAGGCACGAAAGCCAAGAACCTACTGAAGCGGTATCGATCGATATCGAGTGGAAACGCTTTGAAAATGCAACGGTAGTAGAGGACGTTCAGCTGCCGATTAGCAAGTCATATCGTCCAAACTATGGGACGACAATCACGCTAAGCGGAGTAAAACGCAAATTAGGCAGAGCTGAAATAGATCGCCTAGGTCGTAGCATCGTCCTGTTAACTAGTCCTTTTGAGGGCAGTAGCGATTTCCGTGTGACGCTTGATGCCCCAGATTACCCGGAACTGGAAGCTAGAGTTCGCAATGCTTATCTTGACGATGCAGAATATGTGCTAAAAGCGCAGATTCTAGAAGACGGAACCGGCATCGCAGAAGTTAGAGACTTCAAAGGCACCGTACTTTATCGCGACCCTTCAAGTGAATGGCTGTCCCGAAAAACCGAAGAGAGCGCGTCCTACCAAGCACCCGCTACGACCTTTGAACTCTATAGCTTTGTGTTTAACAAAAATTCGTTTGCTGGAAGAGGAACTACAATCGGAGAGGTAAGAAATTGGCTTAAAACAGTAGGCGGAGTACATTTCTATCATCGAAAGTTTCGCGTCCCCCCATATGGGGACCCAGGCCACGACTGGCTGGATATGAACTTGTCTCGAGCACGGAGCCCGGAAGAAAGGCCATCAACCAACAATAGTGTTGGCCGCGTCGTTGTCGACGATCCCGACGGCATACTACGCCAGAAGACAGATAGAGTCGGGTTTATCGAGGGCGAGGAATTCCATGAAATACGGCGCTTTGCCAAGAATGCTCTAGAATGGTTTGCTAGGCGTAGGTTGAAGGATGCGGAAAGCCGACGCGACAATCAAAAAGAAGAGGCGCGACAAGCCCCTGAAAAAGCAAGAGCGGAGTTCCTCAAGACGATTTCAGATTCGCTACCGCCTCAAGAAAAAGAACGAGCAATCAAAGCTCTGAATATTATTGAAAAGACTTACGAAAAAGAGCTAAAAGCTACCCGCGATGACTTGGTACTCTATCGATCTTTAGCTACCGCAGGCACAACGGCTGCGGTGTTTGCGCATGAGATAGGTAAACCTATTCAGATCATTACGAGTAATCAGAAAACAATCGTACGTCGTACCGAGAACCTGCGCCCGGCCGAGGATGTTAAGCGACTGCAAGAGCCGCTAAGATTAATCATGAGTGCATCTCAGAGACTCTCTAGATTTGCTGGCATGCAAATAGATTTCTTGAAGCGGGAGAAGAGAAGGCATGGGGCCGTGGATATTAATTCCGTCATCAAAGACCTCCACAAACTCTGGCAGCCGGTTTTGGAGGATTCCAAGATCTCCCTGGTCCTTGAACCACATTTCGTCGAAGGCGCGGTAATTTTCGGAGCCGAAGCATTAGTAGAAACCATAATCACTAACTGCCTCACAAATGCAGTGAGTGCCTTTGAGCGCGAAGGCGCCAGAACCGTTGACCGCCAAATCATACTTAGGGCTATTGCGGAAGGGGACACAATCGCCCTTGAAGTCGAAGACAATGGACCTGGCATAAACATGAATCTCGACGAAATCTGGCTGCCAGGGCGGACGACACGCCAAGAAGGTACTGGTTTTGGATTGACCATTGTCAAAGACTCAACATTAGATCTTGGCGGAACTTTTAGTGCTTCGACCGAGGCAAACTCGGGCGCGAAGTTTAGGTTTGTTTTCCCTTTGGTAAATAACAAGGCGAAAATTACAGATGAATCAGATAAATAAGGTCGCCGTCGTCGATGATGATGACGAAGCGGCAATGACTATGATCCACACCTTAGAGGACGCAGGATTTGTCGCATTTAGACAACCTGCTTTTGATACTATCCAGCAAATGGCCGACGCTATTATCGAAGGCTCGGATGCAGCGGTCTGTGACCACCGCCTTCGCTATGGCGCCTATGCAGACATCACCGGAGCACAATTAGGAGCCGAATTGGTAAGGAGACAGCATCCAACGATTCTCGTCACGCAATACTTAGACCAGTACGCAGATATTGCAATCCGTAGCTACAGAAGTAATTTACCGGTAGTTCTTAGACGAGATGAAGCTGACGAACCTGAATCGCTGCGCGCCGGATTCGCACGATGCATTAACGAGTTTCGACGTGGAAAAATAGATGATAGAAAATTACACAAAACAATCCTGAAAGTTAAAGAAATACAAAGTATAGGCGGAGAGGTTGTCATTGACGCTATTGTTCACGGCTGGAACTCTAAAGATGCTGTGCGATTTCCCATGGAGTTGGTAGCCGAAGGTGATCGCGCAAGCGTGTGTGAAAACAGTTCTTTAGAGGCAATGACAAATGTTTCCACCGAAACCAAGGTGGACCTGTATTTCGAGGACGTGCGCTTAGCTCCAGAACCGGACCCTGACGATGGCCTCTAGTGAACTAATAATTTTAGATGTGGGCCACGGTAACTGCGCGCTGATTAAACATGGATCAGAAGCAATCATTATAGATGCCCCGGCAAAGCCCATCGTAGCTCGAGCGTTAGATGAACTCGGTATAACCTCGATTCACTCATTAATAATATCTCATGCCGATAACGATCATCTGTCCGGTGCTATACCACTGATGATGAACGACGACCGCCCCATCCAGCACGTATATGTTAACCCGGACGACAGAGACAGTGCTGCGTGGCACGATTTCAGGACAGCCGTGGGGACGGTGCGCAGATCAAAAAGGGGCATTACTGTCCATACATCACTCAACATGGAAGAGCCTCAAGAATTAAAAATCAATGAGACAACGTTAACTGTCTTGCACCCATCTCCTGAATTATGCCTTGCAACTACTGCTGGCGTGCATACTGACGGCCGAAGAGTGAATGCAAACTATATGTCCGCTGTGGTTTTGGTCGAGCATGACGGGGAGCGTATTTGCTTACTCGCCGCAGATTCTGATAAATACAGTTTGGATTTGATGTTGGAAGAGAAAACGAATCTCCGAGCGCCGGTTTTAATCTTTCCTCACCACGGAGGTCGTGCGGGGCAAAATACTGACAACCGGGAATTCGCAAAACAGCTCGTATCGGCAGTTCAACCCTCTTTAGTTTTGTTTTCATTGGGTCGAGGCTCTCATGGAACCCCCCGAGCGGAGATTGTCTTGGGCGTCCGAGAGGCAATGGCAGGTACAGTGCCCTACATTGCCTGCACTCAGCTATCCCGAAATTGTTGTAATGACTCTCCCCCCTCAAAGAGCCCCCAGCGTTTACTCGACAAGAACTCGGACGGCTATGCTAAAGATAATTGTTGTGCTGGCACAATATCTATTCCGCTCGAAAAGAAAGGTTGGGAAACGGTCATCTCGTCTTTAACCATGAATCATGGGTCATTCGTAGCCAAAGAGGTCCCCGGTTCGCTCTGCCGCAGGAAAATTGAGCCGTTCTCTGAATCTTCACGAGTTATTGCAAAGGTTTAGGCGAGCGCCCGCAATATTTGGGTCAAGGATTTAACTCGGCAATTGAGGGGAGGAACCGCACCACCTCCTCGCCCAGCCAGTCGTTGATCTGCTGCATACGAGCTTGTATCGGCTCAAGCTCGTTCATTGCCCAGATCTGCGCCGCCTCTTTGATCGAACCGAAACCCCCAGCGTTTTGCGGGACGATCCCCATCAGCTGAGGCGGAATGCGTAGCGCCGCGAGCATGTCGTCGCGGCTGATGTTCTTGATCGAGGCGAATTCATCCTTCGCCGCGACCTCGCTGACGGGGATCAGCTGGATACCGTCCTTCTTGCCACCGGGCGCGTACATGAACAGGTTGCGGAAGTTGCCGGGGCCCTTGGCAGACTTCAGCGCATTACGCAGGGCCCCGACGTCGGTTTCGTTCTGGGCGGTATCGGTCATGTACATGATGAAACCGGCGTGGCTGCCGTTGTTGTAGTACTTGCGCCGGAACAGGGTGGCGGACTCGTTGAGCAACGCGCTTTGCAGCGCCGGCAACCACTCAGGCAGTCCGTAGATCTCTTGGTTAATGTCTGCCTCACGCTGATGAAACACGGTCCCCTTCTTGAACTCGTGCTCATCGCTCCAGCCACGCACCTGGTAGTAGGTGTCCATGTCCACGCCGCGCCGCATGTATTTGCCCAGAGCAGGCTGCAGGCCAAGCGTGGTGCGCAGCATGTTGTCGCGCTTTTCCAGATACCCGTTCCCGCACCACAGGAAGTCGAGGGCATACTGCTCAAAAGCCTGTCGCGTCAGCAACTTGTGCGGGATGAAGGTGCGGGCCAGCATGTTGCGTTTGAAGTTCAGCCCCGACTGCAGGAAGACGCTCGCGCGAGATGACTTGGCCAAGCCGTCCAGGGACATGGGCGGCTCATACCACCGGCCATTCAGCCAGCACTCCAAATAGTCCAGAATTCCGCGCTCATCGAGCACAGGTGTAGGGTCACCAAATGTGAACGCCTCCATCTTGCCGCCGGATGCCGGTAGCAATTCCCCAGTGATCGGGGGCTGGATTGCGGGGCTGTTATGCTGGTTTCTGTTGCGGCGCTTGCTCATCAGTAAATCTCCATGAAGCCGGTATTCGTTGAGGTCTGGCCCTCAAGCGGCTCGTTCTGCAGTGCGTGGAAGAGAGCCCAGGCGAGATCCGCATGCCCTGTTTCGTCGTTGCGGCCTGCGGTGTAGGTGAATTGCCGGCCGCTGGCCGTGATGGTTTTGCGGATGGCCATCAGCGACTGGGCCATGTCGACCCAGCCGGCATCAAATTCGAGACGTCCTTTGTGAATCACGTCGTATGCCTTGAGCACCAGGCGCGTCTTCACTTCTGGCGAATAGCTGAAAGTGGTTACGTTCGGGAAGAACTGGCGCACCAGCTGGGCCACGCCTGAGCCCATGCCAGTAATGTCGATACCGATGTACGTCACCCAATACCGCATCGTGATCTGACGAATCGCTTCGGCCTGCGCCGCGAAATCCATCCCCCGGAATTGATGGCGCTCGAGCACGCGGAATTTCCCCCCCGGTACCAGCGGAGGCGCCACGACCACCAGCCCTGAGCTGTCACCAGTTTCAGCGGGGTCATACCCCACCCACACTTGGCGGTCGGCAAACGGTCGGGCTGCGAATGGCTTGTAGTCTTCGGACCACTCGACCCAGCTGTCGACCATGCAGGGCTGCAGGACGTTGAGCGGAAAGATGCTCGCCCCGTCGTCGACGAACTGGCACATGAGCAGGTTGGCAAAAGCGTCGGCGTTGTACTCAAGCCGCAGCTCTTCCAGGTCGAACAGATTGCAGCCGCGCTGCTCGGCGTCCAGGATGGTGACGATCTGGCGCCAGATCCTGTCCTCGCAAAGCCTCCCCTGCTGCAGGGCGTCGTGTGACACATCCATTTTGAGGCGCTGGGCCGCCGGCTTACCCTTGTTGAAACGTTCACCGGTCCAGAAGCTGTAAGCCTCATGCGCCATGCTCGATGGCGTCGAGAAGTAGGTGCGCCGGTATTGCTTCTGCATCGCCATACCGCTGGCGACCTTGTTCAGCTCGTTGAACTTGAACGTCCAGAAGAATTCGTCGAAGTAGAAATTACCGTGGTAACCCTGAGCGGTTCGGGCGTTAGTCCCAAGGAAATGCAGCTCGGCGCCGTTGGCCAGAATGATTGGGTCACCGGTCAGCTCAACCCCGCAGACCTCACGCGCGAATCCCTGAATGTAGGCCTTGAAGATGTGCGCCTGATTCTTTGATGCCGACAGGAAAATCTGGTTGCGGCCGGTGACCAGGGCGTCAATGAAAGCCTCTCGAGCGAAATAGTAGGTCGCCCCGATCTGCCGGCTTTTGAGGATGGTCCTGGTGCGCTGATTGCTCGCTCGGTACCAGTCCAGTTGATAGCCAAAGCAGCCATCCGTGAATGCCTCGGTGAGCAGCTCGATCTGCTCCTCGCTGAATTCGTTGCGTGCCGCCTTTTTCTTCGGGCCTTCGTTGCGCTTTGCCAGATTGGGGTTGAGGTCAGTATCAGTGCCGCCGCTCTTGTACCGCTCGATGCGAGCCTGTCGCTCCAACTGGCGATGCAGCAAGTCAATCTCTTTGAAGTCGCCGCCCGTCTTGCCGTCCTTCAGGATCAACTGCACCAGGCGCGCTTCCAGTGCCCCGCCGATACGCTCGACGTTGTCGGCCCTGTCCCATTCGTCCCGTGTCTTCCAGGCGTGAACGGTCTTTTCTTTCTCGCCCAGCATTTCCGCGATCGCGCAGATCCGCAGACCTGTCCAGTAAAGGAACTTGGCCTGGCGTCGGTTATCGCGGATGGGTGTGGCTTCGGTTGTCGTCATGGCGGCGATGCTGACGCCACGCGCGCGTGAAGGCGTAGTGACGGCCCGTGTAGGGCCCGAGGTTACAACTGGCGCCGATTGCTCATAAAACCGCCAATGTCGACGATGCACCTCAACGCAACTGCACCCAGCAGCATCGCTTTGAGGACCCGCTCAATGAGTAAGAAATTTCGTTCCAAATGGTTTCGCGTCGCCGTAGAAGGCGCGACCACTGACGGCCGCCAGATTGAGCGCCAGTGGCTGGTCGACGCCGCAGAAACCTACAACCCGAACACCTACGCTGCGCGCGTCTGGATGGAGCATTACCGCAGCGTCCTGCCCGACAGCCCGTTTCGCGCTTATGGCGATGTCCTGGCTGCGAAGACCGAAGAAGTGGACGTTAACGGTGCGAAGAAGCTGGCCCTGTTCGTTCAGATCGAGCCGACTGCCGACCTGATCGCCATGAACAAAGCGCGCCAGAAGCTGTACACCAGCATCGAGATCGCGCCGAAGTTCGCGGACACCGGCCGCGCTTACCTCGACGGGTTGGCTGTCACCGACTCCCCCGCAAGCCTGGGCACCGAGATGCTCACGTTCAGCGCGCAGAACCCAGACGCATCCCCGCTCAAGGCGCGTAAGAGCAAACCGGACAACCTGTTTTCAGAGCTGCTCGAAGCGAAGCTGGAATTCGATGAGATTGAAGAAGCCCCCAGCAAGTTCGAGGAACTGTTCGCTCGCGTTGCCGAGCTGCTGGGCTCGGCCAAAGAAAAAAACAAGCCCGTCGAGAATGACAAGCCCGCTACCGACGACGGGAAGTTCTCGAAACTGAACGAAGCAGTTGAAGCGCTTGCCGGCCACGCAGCCGAGCAATCAAAGCTGTTCACCTCGATCGAGGAAGCCAACAAATCACTGCAGGGCAAGTACGACAAGCTCAGCACTGACTTCAACGACCTGATCAAACGCCTGGGCGACAGCCAGGACCACAGCCAAGTGAGCCGTCCACCTGTAGTTGGCGGCGAAGGCTCAGTGCTGACCGCTTACTGATCGGACCGATCATCACAAGGTTTACCTGGAGAACATCATGCGTAACGAAACTCGACTCGCCTTCAACGGCTTCACACGGCAGGTAGCCCTGCTCAACGCTGTAGCCTCGGCGGCAGAGAAATTCACCGTCACCCCAACGATCCAGCAGACGCTGGAAACGGCAATCCAGGAATCGAGTGATTTCCTGAAGCAGATCAACATCATCGGCGTCGATGAACAGGAAGGCGAAGCGATCCTGCTAGGTGTTGGCTCGACGATCGCCGGCCGGACCGACACTTCGACCAAAGCCCGCGACCCTCGTAGCGTTGCCGCGCTGAAAAGCGACACTTACAGCTGCAAAAAAACCGACTTCGACACCTATGTGAAGTACCAGCTACTGGATGCCTGGGCGAAGTTCAAAGACTTCCAGGCTCGCCTCTCGGGCGCAATCGTCGCGCAGCAGGCGCTTGACCGCATCATGATCGGCTTCAACGGCAAATCAGTTGCCGCTGACACCGACCGGGTTAACTACCCGCTGCTACAGGATGTGAACATCGGCTGGCTGGAAAAGTACCGCACCAAGGCGCCCGAACGTGTCCTGAGCAGCGGTAAGGTCGCCGGCAAGGTCACGATCGGCCCGAACGGCGATTACAAAACGCTCGATGGTCTGGTGTACGACGCAATCCAGCTGCTCGACCCATGGCATCGCAAGCGTCCGGATCTGGTGGTGCTGGTCGACCGCAGCCTGCTGCACTCGAAGTTTCTGGCCAACATCGAAGGCGCTGCGGATAACGAAAACGAATTGGCAGCAGCTCGTATTCTTGCAAACGGCACCATCGGCGGCCTCCCTTACATCGACGCGCCATTTTTCATCGACGGCGGTGTTTTCATCACCACCCTGAAAAACCTGTCGATCTACTTCCAGATCGGCGGCCGTCGCCGCATGACCCGTGAAGAACCGGAGCGCGATCGCATCGCCGACTACCAGTCCTCGAACGAAGCGTATGTCGTAGAAGACTTCGGTCTGGGCGCCTTGGTCGAAAACATCGAAGAGGCCGCATAACCATGGGTCTCTCTCTCGCCCAACGTCATCGGCTGCAGGCGCTCGCGTCGCAGGAAGCCGCTGCTGCTACGCCGTCCGTGTCGATGGCGGGCGGGACGGCCTACGAAATGCAGCTGGCCCAACTGCTACAGGATCGGTTGCGCCTCAAGGGGATCCAGTCAAACGAAGGCAAGGCCGCGTTGAAGTTGCAGCTTCTGCCGGCCTACGTGCCCTATGTCGACGGGGTTTTGGCTACAGGTAATGGCGCCCAGGACGAAGTACTCACCACGATCATGATCTGGCGGGTAGACGCTTCGGATTACGCAGGTGCACTGGACATCGCAGCATACGTGTTGCAGCACAACCTGCTGATGCCAGACCGCTTTGAACGTACCACCGGGTGCCTGATTGCTGAAGAAATCGCGGAAGCGGCTCTGAAAGCTCAGAAAACCAATGGGACTTTCGACCTCGCCACCCTGCATCGCGCCATGGAACTCACCGCTGACCACGACATGCCCGACGAGGCCAGGGCGAAGCTGTACCTCGCCACTGGACGCGCCACCGTGGCGGGGCTGGACGTGGATAGCCCCGGCCAACCCGGTCAGGTAATGGCCGGTATCGAACTGCTGAAACGTGCGATCGAGCTGAACAACAGCTGCGGTGGCAAGAAGGATCTGGACGGTGCCGAGCGCCTCCTGAAAAAAATTGCTCCCCAACCAGGGAGCTAACCGAGCGTACCCCGCAACCCCGGCGGCCCGAGGCTGATCAGCAGGTTTCTCTCCTTTCCTTGCTGTGACGCCTCGGCCACCGCCGACTTAGGGCAGAAACATGAGCGGATTCATTGCCACCGGCACGAACACCAGCGTGCCCTACCCCATCACGAACGACGGATTCTGGCCGGACATTGACGGTGCCAACGTGCGCGCGTCCCTGCGGATCGACGGCAGCGTGACCGACGCGCGTTTGGAGGTAGCCATCGTCAACGCGCTGATCCAGGTGAACGGTGAGCTGGCCCAGATCAAACGCGACCACCGTGCAAGTGGCTATAGCAATCTCGAAACCGTGCCGGCAGACGATATCAACGGTGTCAGCCTGTTGGTCCACCTCTATCGCCGATCCATCTATTGCACTGTCGGCGCTGAACTTACTGAGCGGTACCGCAGCTATGACAGCTCCGTCGACGGCAACAAAAACGCCGACGAACTGACCCCTTCAGTAGATGAATACCGACGCGATGCGCGCTTTGCCATCCGGGATCTGCTGGGCGTTCCGCATTCAACCGTGGAGCTGATCTGATGGCATCCACTGTGTACGCCCAGCAAGGCGACACCGTCGACGCCATCTGCTGGCGGATCTACGGACGGACCGCGAGCGTCACCGAAGCGGTTCTGGATGCGAATCCCGGACTCGCAGATCTGGGCCCGGTCTTGCCCCATGGAACGGCAGTCATCCTGCCCGACACGGCGCCGCAAGCGCAGGAGTTGCAAATGGTGAATCTATGGGACTGATCCACCACACCACAGCCAAGGATGAGCACCTAATTCCACCCTCGGACAGCGGAACAAAGCGCATGCCTGACAAACCGGAAACATGGGCCTGGTTCGCTGCCTGGCTCCAACAAAACTGGCCTGCCTTCTACGCGGGAGGCCTTGCTGCCGTGATCGCGGCCCTCCGAATCATGTACGGCGGCGGCACATGGCGACGAGTACTCCTCGAGGCTCCGCTGTGTGGGTTGCTTGCCCTTTCTGCCAGCCATGGGCTCTCGCTGCTGGGGATACCCGCGACCACAGGCCCGTTCTTTGGCGGCGTCATTGGCCTGCTGGGTGTGGAAACCACCCGAGCCATCGCCAAATCTATTTTCAAACGCAAGGTGGAGCAGATATGAGCGTCTTACGTCATGGGGATCGCGGTCAGGAAGTCCGCGTTTTGCAGCACCGCCTCAACCTGAAAGGAGCTGGTCTTGATCCGGACGGCGTCTTTGGTGACGCCACAGAGACTGCTGTGCGTGATTACCAGCGCAAGGTTGGCTTGGTAATCGACGGTATTGCAGGTCAAAAGACCGCTTTGGCGCTTGCCGGCGCCGACTGTTCCAATCTCCTGCAGCACGCCTCGCTGGTGAGCGCCGCCGCGCGATTGGGCGTAGAGCTCGCCGCCGTGATGGCGGTCAACGAAGTGGAGAGCCAAGGCAGCGGCTTCCTGGACAACGGCAAACCCAAGATTCTGTTCGAGCGCCACATCATGTATCGCCAGCTCGAAACCCCACGCACTGCTGGCGATGATGCAGCCGCATTGAAGGCGCGTGCGGATCAGCTCGCAGTGGTTCAGCCAAACCTGGTCAACCCAAAGGCCGGCGGATATGCCGGTGGGTCTGCGGAACATCAACGCCTGGCGAATGCTCGTCTGATTGATGACGTCTGCGCACTGGAGTCGGCAAGCTGGGGCGCATTCCAGGTGATGGGCTATCACGCCGTGCGGCTCGGATACGCAAGCGTGCAGGACTTCGTTTCGCGCATGAACAAGGACGAGAACGAACAGTTCGAAGCCTTCGTGCGGTTCATTGAGGCTGATGCAGGGCTGCTCAAATTGCTGAAAGGCAAGAAATGGGCTGCGTTCGCGAAGGAATACAACGGCCCGGACTATGCCCGCAACCTGTACGACACGAAGCTGGAACGCGCTTATCAGCGTCATGCATGCGGCTGTCCGATACCGGAGGCCGCATGATTGATCACGAGCAGATCCGCAAGCTGTGTCCAGCCGATGGCGATATCTTCGTGCTGCCGGCTGACACTCCCTTTGAGCTGGCCCGCGAGCTCGGCGAGGCGATCACCATTGCGAAGCCTGGCGTTAAAGCAATGGTCATCCTTGGCGACCTTCGCAAGGCCGACACCGCAGCCATGAATGCCGCTGGCTGGTATCGAGCATGAGCACGCTGCGCCAGGTGCTATACGGACTGGCGCTGCTCGGCGCCCTGTCCCTGTTGCTCTGGGCCCAATCCGAGCGGATCGAGGTAGCGGAGAAGAACACGGAGCTTGCCCAGGGCGAGACGACCGCTGCGCTGGGAAGAGCAACCCGCAGCGAAGCTGTGACCGCCAAGCTCGAAGGCACGCTGACCGCTGAGCGCAAGGCTCAAGCGGCATTACGCCTCCTGCAGGATGACCTTCGAAAATCCCTCTCCGATCGCAAACAAACCATTGAGGATTTGAAACGTGAGAACCAAGAGCTTCGGCTATGGGCTGATCAGCTTCTCCCTGATGCTGCTCGCCGCCTGCGCGAACGTCCCGCCATCACCGGAGCCGCAGCTTATCGAGACTGGCTGTCCGGCGGTCGTGCCTTGCACCCTGCCGGCAGTCCGGCCGCTCAGTAACGGCGCCCTGCTTGACGACCAGGACACGATCGAGGCTGCGTGGGCGGACTGCGCAGCGCAAGTCGACACGGTTTATCAGCACCAGTTGGAACAGGCGCGAAAACAATGAACAAGCACGAATCCCTGCGCGCGCACCTGATCTCGTCTGTTCCGGATCTGGCGCAAAACCCTGACCGGCTGATGATCTTCATCGACAACGGCAAAATTCGCAGTACCGCCGGGTACGGTCTCTCATTCGAGTACATCTACACGCTCAATCTGATCCTGACCGACTACGCCGGCCACCCTGATGCCGTGGCTATTCCGCTGCTGGCTTGGGTGCTGGTCAATCAGCGCGAACTGATGGAGAACGTCGAGCGTAGCAAGGACTCGATCGTCTTTGAGGCCGATGTCCTGGACAACAGCAAAGTCGACCTGTCGATCAAGCTGCCGCTGACCGAACGCGTAATCGTCAAACGTCAGGACGATGGAACGCTGCTGGTCAGTCATCCGCCCGAACCTGTTGTTGATGACGATCCGTTTGATCTGCCGAGCCTTGAATTGTGGGCTGCCGGCGGCGAGTTCATCACGCGCTGGGATCGACCATGAGTCAGGATCTGCATGCCCTGGAACAATGGGCAAGTGTCCTGCTCGCCAAGCTGGACGAATCAGAGCGGCGCAAGCTGCTCGGCACGATGGCGCGGGACCTGCGCCGCGGTCAGCAGAAGCGTGTGACGGCGCAACGCAACCCAGACGGCAGTTCTTTTGTACCTCGCAAGCCCAAGGACCTGCGCGGGAAAAAAGGCCGGGTGAAGACCAAAATGTTCACCAAATTAAGAACCGCGAGATACCTGCGAACGGAGAACAACGCCGGCGGATTCTCGACTGGCTTTGTTGGCCGGGTCAGCCGGATTGCGCGGGTCCACCAGTACGGCTTACGAGACCGCCCCGCCAAAGGCCAGGCCGACGTTCAGTACGACACCCGTGAGCTGCTGGGATTCTCTGGCGACGAGCTGGATAACATCCGCAACGCTCTGATCGATCACCTCGCCGGTTAGCGTCACCTTGTACACCCCTCGCTTACACCGGCCCGGTGATGCGGCACGCACGCGCGAGCCGCAACATCCGGGACATGGACTCCCTCACAGATGTAATTCGACGCCTTGAAAACCTGATTCGTGCCGGCACCGTTGCCGAGATCGATCCGGCGGCTCCACGTTGCCGAGTGAAAACCGGCGGGCTCATCACCGACTGGCTGCCGTTCTTCACGGTGCGAGCCGGCGAGGATGCTGACTGGGACCCGCCAAGCGTCAATGAACAATGCCTGGTGCTCTCTCCGTCCGGCAATCCGGCCCACGGCTTCGTAATCTTCGGATTTAACAGCGACCTGTTTCCCGCTCCGGACAACAGCCTCACCCGCCGTCGACGCCGGTACCGCGACGGCGCGACCGTCGACTACGACACGGCCTCCCACACGCTGACTGCAACGCTACCAGGCGGCGGCAAGGCGGTTCTCGTCGCACCAGGTGGCGTGCATGTCACCGGTGATGTGGTCATCGACGGTCTTGTGACTGTCAGTAAAGACGTGGTTGCAGGGCCACAGGCAATCAGCCTGATCAATCACCGGACTGCCGGCGTGAAGCGCGGCAATGAGATCTCGGATGAGCCAATCCCATGATCGGCATGAACAGCAGCACCGGCAAAGCGCTGACCGGTAGCGCCCATCTCGCCCAATCGATCAACGACATCCTCAGCACGCCGCTCGGGACTCGCATCATGCGCCGTGATTACGGCAGCCAACTGGCGGACCTGATCGACTGGCCGTTGAACAATGCGACCCGCCTGCAGGCGTATGCCGCCGTCGCGATCGCACTGATGCGCTGGGAACCCAGAATCAGGTTGAGCCGGGTGCAGCTGTTGCTGGGTGAACAGGCCGGTCAGGCCTATCTGGATGTCGAGGGCACAGTGGTGGATACCAATGAGCCGTTAAGCCTGCGCGTGCCGCTGAGCCTGGGAGCGTCTGCATGAATACCTTTACTCCCATCGATCTCACCCTGCTGCCGGATCCGGATGTGGTGGAGCGGATCGACTACGAAGAGATTCTGGCCGAGCGCAAGGCTTATGCCGTCAGCCTCTGGCCGGCGGAGCAGCAAGCCGAAGTCGCAGCTACCCTGGCGCTCGAATCTGAACCTCTCACCAAATTGATCCAGGAGAACGCCTATCGCGAAACCTTGTGGCGTCAGCGCGTCAACGAGGCGGCTTTGGGCACCATGCTTGCCAAGGCCAAAGGCAAGGATCTGGACCAAGCCGCAGGCAACGTGAACGTGACTCGGCTGGTAGTGGTTGCTGCTAACCCGAACGCAATCCCTCCGACGCCTGCTGTGATGGAGATCGACGACAGTCTGCGTGAGCGCGCACAGATGGCTTGGGAAGGTCTATCCACAGCAGGACCGAAGAACAGCTACATCCTGCACGCGCGCAGCGCAGACGGCCGCATCGCAGACGCTACTGCCGAGAGCCCTTCGCCAGCGGTGGTCATCGTGACTGTGCAGGCGCTATTGGGTGATGGTTCGGTCGATCAAGCCGTGCTCGATGTAGTGTCCGCGTATTTGAGCGACGAAGACCGGCGCCCCGTGGCTGACCGGCTCACGGTGCAGTCTGCCGAAGTTTTGCGCTACGGCGTCGACGCGACCCTGTATCTCGCCACCACCGGTCCGGAGGGAGAGCCCATCCGCGCCGCAGCTCAGGCGAAGCTGTCCGCATTCGTGACGCAACGTCGACGCCTAGGGGTTGAAATTTCCGAATCTGCGGTGCATGCCGCACTGCATGTCGAAGGCGTTCGTAAAGTAGTTCTGCACAACTGGACGGACGTAAACCCTACGCCGTACCAGGCCGCGTACTGCACCAGCGTCAGCGTCCTTGTCGGTACAGAATCGTGACCGCCCTGCTACCTCCCAACGCGAAATCACTGGAGAGCCTGGCTGCGGAAGCCTTGACCCAGATCGAGCGCGTACCGATCCCGATTCGCGACCTGGTCAATCCTGATCGCTGCCCACTCGCCTTGTTGCCGTATCTCGCATGGGCCTTCTCGGTGGATCGGTGGGACGAGCGCTGGCCAGAGGCGACCAAACGCAGGGTCATCAAGTCTTCGTACTTCGTGCATTCGCGCAAAGGCACGATCGGTGCGCTACGCCGTGTCGTCGAGCCCCTGGGTTATCTGATTGAAGTTCTCGAATGGTGGCAGCTCACACCACCGGGCGTTCCAGGGACGTTTGAACTGAAGGTCGGTGTTCTTGATACGGGCATCACCGACGAGATGTACCAGGAGCTGACGGCGCTCATCGATGACGCGAAGCCTCTCTCCCGCCACTTGATAGGTCTGGCCATCAGTCTGGAAACCAGCGGCCGCACCTACCTGAGCGCCTCGATCAGTGAAGGCGACGAAATTGACGTTTACCCACCGCAACAACGAGACATCGATGTCTCTGGCGTTATCGGCCGTGGTGGACGTGAGACCACTATAGACACCCTGGACGTGTATTCATGACAGACCAAAACTCGCAGTTTTTTGCCATCCTCACGAACATCGGTGTCGCGAAGCAAGCCAACGCGGATGCGCTGGGCATTGCCTGGAAGCTCACACAAATGGGCGTTGGTGATGCCAACGGCACTGACCCTCAGCCAGATGCCAATCAGAAGACGCTAATTCGGGAATGGCGCCGCGCGCCGCTCAACCAGCTCAAGCAGGACCCGAGCAACCCGGCCATTATCATCGCCGAGCAGGTCATTCCTGCTGAGATCGGCGGCAACTGGATCCGTGAAATCGGCGTATACGACGCGGACGGCGATCTGGTGGCCGTCGCTAACTGCGCGCCATCGTATAAGCCAACTCTCGCCCAAGGATCAGGCCGTACCCAAGTGGTTCGCATGAACCTGATCGTCAGCAACACGGCCAATGTCGAGCTGAAGATTGACCCCAGCGTGGTTCTTGCCACCCGCGAATTTGTCCTAAGCGAGCTTGCCAAGCAGGATTTCAAGAGTTCGGTGTTCGCCTGTGCCCCGGGTAGCGTTGTTCTGAGCGGTTTGCAGACGCTCGACGGGCAGGTGGTGCCAGCAGGCAAACGCGTCCTGACTCCTTTCCAGACCGCTGCAAAAGATCGCGGGATTTGGGTTACAGCAGCAGGCGCCTGGACTCGCGCCACAGATGCAGACACCAACGATGAAGTGACGCCAGGCATGTTGGTGCTGGTCGAACAGGGCACACTCTACGGCGACAGTGCCTGGCAGCTCGTCACCGATGCGCCGATCACCCTGGGCGTGACCGCGCTCACGTTTGAAATGGCGTGGGGCCGTACGGGCGTTACGGCGGGCACTTACCGCAGCGTCACGGTAGACAAGCTGGGCCGTGTGGTGGCGGCGACAAACCCGACGACCGTGGCAGGCTACGGCCTGACCGATGTCTACACCGTGACGCAGATAGACGCCGCATTGGCTCAAAAGGCCTCACTGAATAGCCCGGTGCTGACGGGTATCCCCAAAGCCCCGACAGCCGGTGCATCGAACAACAGCGACCAGATCGCAACTACAGCTTTTGTGCAGGCGCTGTTTACCGCCTTGGTGGGTGCTGCGCCGGAGACGCTGAACCAGATTAACGAGATTGCGGCCGCGCTGGGTAACGACGCCAATTTCTCCACAACGATGATGAACGCGCTGGCGTTGCGGGCCACCATCGCGAGTCCTGCGTTCACTGGCACGCCCACTGCTCCGACCCCTGCGCTCGGTGATACCACCGCCAAGATTGCGACCATGCAGGCATTGTCGCAAGCGGTGGCGGCGGCGAACCGCGCTTTCAATGCCGGGGTTACAAACGTAACGGCCAGTACAGTTCTTTCGGCGTTAGCAACAGGGACCGTGTACCGGATCGGTGGCGCGGGGGGGTACACGTTTACGCTACCCAATGCGGCAGATGTAACGCCTGGCCGAAGCTTTACCTTGCGAAATGAGAGTGCTACGGCGGTCACTGTCGTGGCTCCCGCAGGGAGCATTTTCACGGCTTATGGTGCGCAGGGTCCGTCGATCAGGCTGGCATCAGATGAATGGATCGAGATTCTGGCCTCTGGCACGAACTGGGTTGTTTCGAGTCGGGGCAAATTGTCCGAGGCCGCCGCCCTGGATTCCCCGGCTTTCATCGGTACGCCAACCGCACCGGCAGTTTCGTTCAATACGGAAAACAGCCAGCTGGCGAACATGACGGCCGTTGGGGACGCTAAGCAAGGATGGCGCGGTTATGGCATTGGCTATACGGCCTCGACCGTGCTTACTCCCGCCGCAATGGGTCGTTGGCATCGAGTCACTGTGGCGGGCGTTACTCTAACGCTGCCATCAAAAGCAGATGTTGAGCCTGGCAAGGGCTTGTCGATCCATAACGCTTCCTCTGGTGCGATCACAATCAAAGCCAGTGGGACGGAAGTCATTGCGCAGGTGGGTGGCAGCGGAACAAACCTGACACTGAACGCCAATGAATGGGTCAGTCTGGCCTATAACGCTGACGCCATTTACATGCCTGGCGGTCGCGGCAAGCTTGTTGAAGTCGCCGCTGTGGATTCCCCTGTTTTTACCGGTGACCCACGAGCCCCCACGGCCCCAGTCGGCGACAACGACACCACACTTTCAACCACTGCTTTCGTACAGGCTGCGCTCGCCGCGTTTGGTATCGGTACGTTAACTGGACCGCTTGCAACTGACCTGAACACGACAGTGCTGGGCGGTGGATTCCGAACCACCAGCGCAACAGCGAACATGCCGATTTCCGGGAACTGCTCGGGTTTCGTGATTCCGTACAACAACGGGGGGTGCCTGCAAATTCTGGGGCAGTTGGGTGGCAGTGCCAAGCTGTTCTGGCGCACTCAGGCGGGCGGTGCGTGGACCGTTTGGCAAGGGTTTTCCGGGCTGGATAGCCCGACTTTCATAGGCAATCCGACTGCCCCGACACCTCCCGCTGGGGACAACAGCCCGTCGCTTGCCACTACGGCATTCGTCAGAGGTGCATCCGGCGATATGGTGGGCATGGTGGCTCACTTTGCCATGTCGTCGCCTCCGGATGGCTGGCTGAAACGGAACGGCGCAGCGGTATCGCGCACTACCTATGCGGCGCTGTTCGCGAAGATTGGGACAGTTTGGGGGGCGGGTGACGGCTCGACCACATTCAATCTGCCGGACGCTCGCGGCTACTTTGACCGGGGCTGGGATGATAGTCGGGGCCTTGATACGGGTCGTGTGTTTGCCTCTAACCAAGCGTCTATGAACCTGAGTCACAACCACACAGGCACGGCTCTGACATCCGGCGTTCACAACCACGTAACCGATTTTGTGCGGGAAAAGCTTCCGGTCGCGAACGTCACTGACGGTGGTAACGCCGTGCTGGGGGATCAGATAACCGATGGGATTCAGCCAATGACCAGCTCAACGGACCCCGGACACACGCACACGCTGAGCATCGGCTTAAACGGTGGTAGTGAGGCTAGACCTATCAACCAAGCGTATTTGGCCTGCATCAAATTTTGATTGGATTCGGGAGGTTTTGAATGTTGGAAGAAGCAGAAAACCCAACGCCGCTAGAGGTCGAGATTCCTCAGTTGCGCTGGTGGGAGCAGGAAGGCGTGAGCATTCCAACTGTGTGCCACGTATCGCCGCTTACTGGCGAGTTTGTGGGTTTGGGGGTTGCCGATCCAAGTCCGCTTGAGCCCGGTGTGTGGTTGATTCCTGCCGGTGCGCACCTGGGCGATGCGCCTATTGTGTTCCCCGAAAACGCGGCGGTTTGGAGCGTCGTCGATGCGACTTGGCATCAGGTCTCCGATTACCGAGGCAAGACCGTTTATAACAAGGACACCCGAGCGGCGAGTGTGCATGAAGAGTTAGGCGAGCTTCCTGAGCTGCTTACCTTGCTGGCGCCCATGACTGATTTCGATGTCTGGAAGGGTAGCCAGTGGGTGCTGGACGTTGAGGCCCGTGATGCGGCGTTGACCAATCAAGCCCGCCTCAAGAAGTCCCTTCTAACTCAGTGCGCGGCGGGAATGATTTCAACCCTGCAGTACGCCGTCGACGAAGGCATTGCGACCGATGCTGAGGTGGGTGCGCTCGATGCTTGGCGCACCTATGGTGTCTTGCTCAACAGGGTTGAGGCAGCGCCAGAGGTAGATTGGCCGAACAGCCCGGATGACTCTGCGACATCCGCATATCTCCTATCGAGTGGATTCGAAGACATCACCGGCTGACAACTACGGGGGCTCGCAACGCAGTTTGTGTGCCCCCTCGCTACAAGCCCCTCCGCTACATTCCCCGACGCGCGCGCGTCAACCTGTGCTCTACCGCCATCAACGCGCAGGATCCCTCATGCCAACCGATTATCATCACGGCGTCCGAGTCGTCGAAATCAACACGGGCTCACGCCCTGTACGCACCGTCGCCACCGCCGTGATCGGCATGGTCTGCACCGCTGAAGATGCGGATGCGGCGACCTTCCCTCTCAACAAGCCCGTACTTCTCACCGACGTTCTGACTGCCAGCGGCAAAGCCGGCGCGAAGGGCACGCTTGCGAAAAGTCTGGATGCGATCGCCGACCAATCCAGTCCTGTCGCCGTGGTAGTGCGTGTCGCCGAAGGCGCAGATGCAGCCGCTACCAGTTCCAACGTGATTGGCGGCGTGACCGCCGGTGGCCAGTACACAGGACTCAAAGCTCTCCTGGCAGCGGAAGCCCAACTGGGGGTGCGTCCTCGTATCTTGGGCGTGCCGGGTCTGGACAGCCTTCCAGTTGCCACCGAGCTGGTTGCGATCGCACAGAAGCTTCGCGGCTTTGCTTACGTCAACGCGTGGGAATGCGAGACCGTTACCGAAGCCATCGCTTACCGCGAAAACTTCGGCGCGCGCGAGCTGATGACGATATGGCCCGACTTCATCAACTTCGACACCGCACTGAGCGCTGACGCACCTGCGGCTGCCGTGGCACGCGCCTTGGGCCTCCGGGCAAAGATCGACCAACAGACCGGCTGGCACAAGACCATCTCCAACGTCGCCGTCAACGGTGTGACCGGCCTGAGCAAGGACGTCTATTGGGACCTGCAGAGTCCGGACACGGATGCAGGACTGCTGAACGCTGCGGACGTCACAACTTTGATCCGGCGCGACGGCTTCCGCTTCTGGGGCTCCCGAACCTGCAGCGACGATCCGCTTTTCGCGTTCGAGAACTACACCCGCACCGCCCAAGTACTGGCTGACACGATGGCCGAAAACCACTTCTGGGCAGTGGACAAGCCTATGCATCCGAGCCTGGTACGCGACATCGTGGAAGGCATCAACGCGGCATTCCGTGACCTGATTCGTCAGGGATATCTGATTGGTGGCGAGTGCTGGTACGACGAGGCGGCCAACGATAAGGACACGCTCAAGTCCGGCAAGTTGTTCCTGGACTACGACTACACCCCGGTCCCTCCGCTGGAGAACCTGATGCTCCGTCAGCGCATCACCGATCGCTTCCTGGTCGACTTCGCCAGCCGCGTCAACGGCTGATCCCTAATTGAATAGCGCGGCCAGCGGCCGCGCCTGCAGGAGAGCGCCACTATGGCTCTGCCCAAAAAGCTCAAGAACATGAATCTGTACAACGACGGCGTCAGCTACGTAGGCCAGTGCAAAACCGTCACCCTGCCGAAGCTGGGCCGCAAGTTGGAAGCCTGGCGCGGCGGCGGCATGGATGGCCCGGTAAAGGTCGACCTCGGCCACAGCGACGATGGTATCTCCATGGAGTGGACGCTCGGCGGTTGGGACCTTACGGCGCTGCGTCAATACGGCGCCGTATCGGTCAGCGGCGTCCAGTTGCGTTGGGCTGGGTCCGTCCAGCGGGACGACGACGAGCAAGTTTCCACTGTGGAAGTGGTTGTTCGCGGCCGGCATGAAGAGATCGACATGGGCGACTCGGAAGGCGGCGAAGACACCGAGCACAAATTCAACACCGCCTGCAGCTACTACAAGCTCACGATCGACGGAAACGTCGAGGTGGAAATCGACCTGCTCAACTTCATTTTCGTCGTCAACGGCGAAGACAGGCTCGCCGCACACCGAAAAGCCATCGGCCTTTAATTCCACCCCCACGCGCCGGCATAACCGGCGCCACTCTTTCCAAACCTGGTACTGACCATGAAAGCCACCGAAACCAGCACTAACGTTGAAGCAATCGAGCCGAACCCGAACACCATCATCCTGGACAGCCCGATCAAGCGTGGTTCGTCCGAGCTCACCGAGGTCACCCTTCGCAAGCCCATGGCAGGGGAATTGCGCGGTGTGACCCTGACCGACCTGTTGCAGATGGATGTTCTGGCGCTGCGCAAAGTGCTGCCGCGCATCACTACTCCAAACTTGACCGAACATGAAATCGGCCAGATGGACCCTGCTGACCTGGTGCAAATGGCGAGCTTGGTAACCGGTTTTTTGTTGCCGAAGTCGGCGAAGACGGATGCATCCCTCGTTGCGTAGATGACGCAATGGCGGATATCGCCGTGATATTTCACTGGGGACCAGCGGCGATGGATCCGCTGTCCCTGACCGAATTGATGGACTGGCGCGAACGCGCCCGCGTAAGAAGTGGGGCTAAGGATGACTGACAAGCTGCGGCTGGAAGTACTGCTGTCGGCAATCGACAAAGTCACCGGCCCCCTGAAACAGATCAGCGCCGGCAGCTCGGCAACCTCGCGGGCGCTCAAGGCTGCACGGGACCAGCTCCGAGAGCTAAATGCCCAGCAGTCGAACATCTCCAGTTATACCCGGCAGAAGGAAGCGGTTCGCCAGTCCTCAGACGAGCTCGCCAAAGCGCAGAACAGATTGCGCGCGTTGCGTGAGCAACTGCAGGGCATGGATGCTCCGACGGCCGTTTTTCAAAAGTCTTTCGTCAACGCCAGCGCCGCCGTTGAAAAGCTGACCAGCAAACACAACGCTCAGCGATCGGAGCTGCAGCGACTCATCCCCCTAATGAAGTCGACAGGCGCGGACACCCGCGACCTCGGAAGCACCGAGCGCCGGCTGAAAACCGAGATCGAAGCGGCGAACATCGCCATCCAGTCGCAAAAGGACCGGCTGTCTGCGCTCGCCAAGCAGCAAGAGCGCGTATCCAGAGCACAAAAGAATCACTCCAAGGGTAAGGAGCTCGCGGGCAACGCCGCCGTGGCGGGCGCGAGCGCTGGTGCTGTCGGCGCTGCAGCCGGATTACCGATCTTGGGCATGATCAAGAACTACGCCACCTACGAAGACGCCATGGCCGGCGTAGCGAAACAAGTCAGCGGAGCCCGTGACGACAACGGACAGTTGACCGCGACCTACTACGAGATGGGTGCAGCGATCAAAAAAATGTCCGAAACCATCCCCATGGCCACCACCGATATCGCTGCCCTTGTGGAAGGTGGCGCGCGAATGGGCGTTGAGGGTAAAGACAACCTGCTGGAATTTGCACGGGTAGCGGCCACTGCCGCCACCGCGTTCGAGCTGCCGGCCGAACAGGTGGGTGAGAACCTGGCGCGGATCGCGCAGCTGTATCACTTGCCTATCAAGAACGTCAGCCAGCTGGGTGACGCGATCAACTACCTCGACGACAACGCCATGTCCAAAGGCGCTGACATCATCGACGTGATGCAGCGAACGGCGGGTGTCACCGCCTCTGTGGGGATGTCATTCAAGGATGCGGCCGCGCTGGGTTCTACCTTCCTGACGCTTGGCGCATCGTCCGAGATCGCCGCGACTGCCACCAATGCGATGATTCGAGAGCTGGCCATCGCCACCCAGCAGCCAAAACGTTTCGTCAAAGGCCTGCAGTCCATCGGCCTGGAAGCAAAAGCCGTCCAGGACGGAATGACCAAGGATGCGACCGGCACCATCGAAAAAGTGATGGATGCGGTCAACAAGCTGCCGAAGAACAAGCAACTGGGCGTGATGACGCAGCTGTTCGGCAAAGAGTATGGCGACGACGCAGCCAAGCTCGCCTCCAACATGGGCGAGTACCGCCGCCAGCTCGAGCTCGTCAACGGCGCGGAAACTGCGAAAAAGCGCGATGGCTCGATGCAACGTGAGGGCGACATTCGTGCGGACCAGCTCTCAGCTCGTTGGCAGATGTCGCAGAACCGTATGTTCAACCTCAGTGCCGCACTGGGCGCGACTTTGCGGCCCGCATTGATCGAGCTGGTCAACGGTTTGAATGGAGTGCTGACAAAGGTCAACGCATGGGCGGATGCCAATCCCGGCCTGGTGCTGGGCATCCTGAAAGTTGGCGCCGGCGTTGCCGCTCTGTCGATCGGCTTCAGTTCCGTGGCACTTGCACTTGCGACCACCCTCGGACCCTTCCTGGCTGTTCGCTATGGTTTGGCTTTGATTGGAATCAAGCTGCCTTCGCTGATCGGGCTGATGATCAATCTGGGATCGAAGGTGCTTCCCTTCGTCGGGCAAGCTTTCATGTGGCTGGGTCGGCTGTTTCTGACCAACCCGATCGGGCTGGCCATCACCGCCATCGCCGCTGCCGCGTATCTGATCTATGCGAACTGGGACAAAGTGAAGGCCTATTTCGCAAGCGCCTGGGAAGAGATCAAACAGGGGTTCAGCGGCGGCATCGGCAGCATTCTGCAAACCATTGCCAATTTCAGCCCGATAGGGCTGATCTACCAGGCATTCTCGGCGGTGATGAACTACATGGGAGTCGAGTTGCCAAGCCGCTTCACTGAGTTTGGCGGAATGATCATGACCGGTCTGGTAAACGGGATTACCAACGCCATGGGCGCTGTAAAGACCGCGATCTCTGATGCCGGCACGGAAACGATCGGGTGGTTCAAGGAAAAGTTGGGCATCCACAGTCCGTCGCGCGTATTCGCCGAGCTGGGTGGTTTCACCATGGCGGGTCTGGCCCAAGGGCTTACGCAGACCCAAGGCGGGCCACTCGAAGCTGTGGCGGCAATTGCCAAGCGAGTCGCGCAGGCGGGCACCGTCACGATCGGTACCAACGTTGCCCCGGCGTCTGACTTACCTGGTGGACCGTCGCTCCCTCCCCTGTCCGGCACGCCGATACCTGCCAAACCTGAGGGGATGTTGGGAGCGGTATCGGATATCGGAAAAAACGTAGCCAAGGCGGGACTCAATGCAATGACCGCGCTGGCTTCGTCAGCATCCCAACTCGGGTTATCGAATTCCCCCGCAGGCATGCTGCTGGACATGGTGTCCAGCGTCGGTAAACGCCTGGCACAACCTCGAGGCGCACCCGATAAGGCTCCAACTACTCAATCAATTCAAAGCCCGTCCGTCGTCGAGCAGACAACGCAAGCGCCCATCAGTACACAAGTCACCCCAGACGTGCTCGGCGTCCTCGCCGGCATCGGAAAACGCGTGGCACAGGTTGGGCAAATCGCACTCGGGATGCCCGGTCCAAATGCCGCTGGAGAAAGCCAGGTTCCCATTTCATCCAGCGGGTTCGGCATGCTCGATGCCATCAGCAGCATGGGCAAGAACTTGGCTCAGGCCGGTGCCGTCGCGGTTGGCATGACAGGCGCACCTGCGTCGATCGCAGTGGACAATCGGCCCCCGATTGCATCTGTGGCGCCGCAGCCCGTTGTGCAGCCGGCACCGGATCACATCGAAATCAACATTCACCCGACGCCAGGAATGGACGCCGCCGCGATCGCCCGTGCAGTTTCTGCCGAGCTGGATAAACGTCAGAACGCCAAGCGCGCACGCGCACGCAGCGCGCTGTATGACCAGGAGTAATCGATCATGATGATGGCCCTTGGCATGTTCATCTTCAGCCTCGAGACGCTGGTGTACCAGGAGCTGCAGCGGCAGACGGAATGGCGGCATGGTTCGACCTCTCGCATCGGCACAAATCCCGCACGACAGTTCCTGGGGCGCGGCGATGATTCGATAACGCTCCCCGGCGTGCTGCTGCCAGCGCTGGCCGGCACGCCACTGAGCCTGGACACCCTGCGTTACATGGCAGACACAGGTAAAGCCTGGCCCTTGGTCGAGGGCACGGGGCGAATCCTTGGGATATGGGTAATCGAAAGCATTAATGAGAGCCGAACGTTGTTCTTCCAGGATGGCGCGGCGCGCCGGATCGAATTCACGATTGCCCTGAAACGCATTGATGACGGCCGGGTTGACTTGCTCGGGGCCGCTGTCAGTACCTCCGGCAACATCCTGAGGTCCATCCTGTGATAGATCAGGCCCTCGACCAGGTCGACCGCTATCTGAATAGCGCTCAGGATTCGATGCGCGAGGCGAAAGCGTATCCGCGCCCAATCTGCCGGCTTGTGGTCGACGGTCGCGACATCACCGCGGCTGTGGAAAAACGTCTGATGGGTATAGAGCTCACGGACAATCGGGGACTTGAAGCCGATCAATTGGACGTGACACTTTCCGACCATGACGGGCTTCTGGTGATTCCCCCCAAAGGGGCGATCCTTCGCCTCTGGCTGGGCTGGAGCGACACCGGATTGATCGACAAAGGGTCGTACACCGTTGATGAAACTGAGCACAGCGGTGCACCGGATCAGCTGAGCATCCGAGCGCGCAGTGTCGACCTGCGGGCAGGCCTGAAGGTCAAGCGGGAGCGGAGTTGGCACAGCCAAACGATCGGCGCAGTGATCCACGCCATCGCCGGCGCTTACGGGCTCGCTCCTGTCGTGAGTACTGTTCTGAACGTCATCGAACTGGTGCACCTCGACCAGGCCAACGAATCAGACGCGAATCTGCTGACGCGCCTGGGCCAGGAATACGACGCGATCGCCACCGTAAAGGCCGACAGACTGTTATTCATGCCGATCGGGAAAGCCACAACCGCCAGCGGACTCAACCTGCCACACGTCACGTTGACGCGCCTGGACGGTGACCAGCACCGATTCCTGCAGGCGGATCGCGACAGCTACACGGGGGTGCGCGCGTTTTATTACGACGTGACCAGTGCTGAGAAAAAAAGCGCGATTTCAGGTGGAGGGGAAAACATCAAGGACCTGCGGCACTCCTACACCGATCAGAAGAGCGCCTTGGTCGCGGCGCGCGCCGAATGGAATCGACTGCAGCGCGGGACCGCCACGCTGAGTTACACGCTCGCCCGAGGACGGCCTGAGCTGACGCCAGAGCTGACCTACACCCTCACCGGAATCAAACAGGAAATAGCCGACATAATCTGGCTGGGGGGCAACGTCAAACACAGTTTCACCTCGGACGCGTTCACTACCAGCCTTGAACTGGAGTCGAAACTGCCTGATGGGGATGAAGTCGCAGAACTGGCGGAAGACGGGGAAAACTACACCGGTATCGTTGCGTGGTATCGGGAATCGAAGACGGGCGAACAGCACACCATCACCGAGGGTGACCAGTCGCAACCCCGCCGGCTTACCCATCTGTACGAAAGCAAGGCGACAGCCAAGCGGGCTGTCGAGCGGGAATACAAGCGGCTCCAGGCGAAAAACAACCCATCCGCTTCCGGAGCCCCGGCGTGAACAGCCGGGGCGCGGTTTGCAGACTCGTATCTATTAAGTCCGGGTCAGCATTTCCGCCAGGCGACGCAAGTGCTCCCGGTCAGTTTCCGACATCTGCCGGTACCGATGGAGCAGCATGCACTCCAGCTTCGTCAACTGCGGATTGGTACAGTCGCTGCTCGGAGCATCCTGCTCCAGTCTCTTCAAAACGCCTCGGTCCAACATGCTTAATACTCCTGCGAAACGGAGCGCATCGACGGCATCGCGAGTTTCTAAAGCGCTGAGTATCTGCAGTTTCTTCACCCATTACATGGAACTCCGACGATCATTCTCCGCAAGCGAACCCACTGATATTGACCTATCGACACTTACCTGACACATCCTACAACTGGCCTCATCCAACGCACCACTGTCAACCTAGCTTAACACCATAGCCGGCTTATTCTATTTAGCTATTCGGAAAACTATTTTAGCTTCAAAATAATTTATCGCATAGCGGTGCGCTGGACTAATGTAAATTTCGCAATAGAAGTGAATCAATTAGTTCTTAAACAGCAGTAAGATACCGCTGGCAAATGCTCCGCCTGATGTACATCATGGAAACATCAGCGCGAACCGCAAGTAATGATCTGTTTGCGCAGGAGTATGCGAAGCCAAAACAGTGTGCAACACGAGCTGTTTCCTTTTTCAAATGGAGATAATAAAAAATGACTAAGTCTCAGCCACAGCAAACCTTGAGAGAAATATTAGCGGTAAATGGGGATCTCAGGCGAAAGGTACAAAGTGCCGCAGTACTGGCTGCTTATGGCGTCATTAAGGAGGCAGGCTATTCAATCACAGAACAAGATATTGAAGAAGCTAAAGCAGACCAAACGGCTATCGCAATAGCGCTCACAAACGGTGCTAAGGGAGACAATCTTCCGGAAGTGATAATTGCCACTAGTATCGGAGTGGCGATCGCCTCCGGAGGATTTTAACCGGTAATGAGTTGGGTGAGGCTTAGCCTCATCCATAGGAATATGTGGAGACCTGATTGTCATGAGTGCCGATAGCCTGTCCTCAAAGCTAATTAAAACAATCACCCGTAGTAAGAAAGATTTTTTTTATGTAAACGGCGACGATATTCAGTGCGTGATTAGCAATCTAAAGTTCGTCTACAGCGCAGTCATTGGGACGGAGAACCTTATCTCCTGTGCAATCGAGCAATTGAAACGGATCGAGCCAAGTTCTTACCGCAATGTAATAATATCGTATTTCACAGAACACCTAGATGAAGAGTTCGATCACGCTAGATGGCTTTCAGATGATTTGAACGCACATGGAGTAAATCTTACCAGGTTAGATAACGACGCCATGTTCATGATAGGCGCCCAATACTACATGATACATCACGAGACACCTTACTGCCTTTTAGGATATATGGCAGTAGCAGAAGGAACTCCGACGCCCATATCTGAAATAGAGAAAATGGAACAAGTATACGGCAGAAAACTATTCAGATTCTCAAGATTTCATTCAATAAAGGATCAAGAGCACAAGGACGCCTTATTTAAATACATTGACAGTGCCCCAACGAATATAGCTGAAAGTATAACCCGAAGCACTGATATCAGCTTGGAATGTATGGCTAGGGCAGCACAGCATTGGGTTTAGCACGGTTCGAAGAAGCCAAGATTGCGAGCCGAGATATGCCTGCAACTAGCTTGACGATCCAGATTATAAAAATTTATTCAACCTTCAACAGAGCTGGGGAAAATTATGAAACTTAAGCCGCTATGCCTTGTGTTTTTGACCATATTTATCGGCCAGTCTGGAGAGGTATTATCTGACAACCAGAGACAGGATACTCTAAAAGAAAATATTAAAATCCTCAACAAACTTCAAGACCTCGCATCAAATCAAAATAAATCGACCGAAGCATTGAACGCGTCTTACGGCCCGCTCCCGTATAGATTAACATCGATCGAGGGCATCGCATTTACTTCACTGAACTCACCTTTGATATTGAGACTTAATAGCGGTGACGGCCTCGATAGAGTACTTGGCGGAGTCCCGGTAAATATGAGTGAATTTCCTTGGCAAGTTGCCTTATTAAACCCAAAAACTGGAACATTATTTTGTGGTGGCAGCCATATCGGTAATGGATGGATTGTTACCGCTGCACATTGCATAAGTGACAGGTATAGATCTCCGCTTGTGAAAGCTGACATCATAGTGCTGACGGGAACTAATAGTCTCACCGATGGAGGCAGCCGAGCCCAGTTACTCTCTGACCCAGTAGTACATCCCAAGTGGAATCCTACAAGCGAAAACGGCGACCAACATCAAAATGACATAGCTCTCTTGCATATTTCCATGCAAGATTCTCTTCCATCCATTGCGCTACCTCTCGCTACTGTTGAGGCCCCCCTTGTAGCGGATAATTCACAGCTAATGGTTTCGGGCTGGGGACACACGACAGAAAACGGAACTATATCGACCACTCTTTTGAAAGTTGGGGTTCCAATAGTCAGCAATGACAGTTGTGCACAGTCATACGATAATTCTATAACCTCGTTCCAAGTGTGCGCTGGCAAATCCGGTCGAGATTCGTGCCAGGGGGATAGTGGAGGTCCTCTGCATAGTTCAGGTAGTGAGGGGCGCCTATTAATCGGAGTGGTTAGTTATGGAAAGGGCTGCGGGCGCGAGGGATATCCGGGGGTATACACCAGGGTAGTCAAGTATAAAGAATGGATACATGAGACAGCTGGATTATGATAGCTTCGATATAGCTCGGGAAATGACCATACTTTCTTTTTCAAAAAAGCGGCCTGTTAAAGCGGGACATGACCATCTGTCTCTCTTTCAAGTACCGCACTCTGCGACTGGTGTTATCAAAAAAAGCGAAAAGCGAAATCCTCATACCTCCTAACAGGGCACTAACAGGGCTCGGGCGGCTGCGAAATTACATTCATTTCGGCAAGCCCTGTTGCGACACGTCGAACGACCGCCTGATCTGAGGCGGTAAGTGAGCGAAACGCGGCCATCACTTCGGTCTCGCCTTCGGTTTGTGCCCCCATTGAGCTGTCACGCCGACCGAACAAAACGTACATCACGTCCACTCCTACCTTAGAAATCGCGAGCAGATACGCCGTATCGGGGTTCTGACGCCCGCGCTCGTAGTTACCCTGGGAGTTCCGTTTGACCCCTCCAATGTCGGCCAGCTCATTCTGATTGATGCCAAGCCGGTCGCGCTCTTCCCGGAGCCGCTCGCCCAAAGTTTTTTCCAAGGAATCTCCGCATACACAAATTTTTGGCACGGGCCGCTTTACACGCACAATTTCTTGGGCATAATGATGGCACACACAACACGATTGGACACACATGAACACTATGCCCGTCCTCCTCACAACCGAGCAAGCCCGCGCAGAACTTGACCGCAACGGGGTAACCATCGCTGAGTTCTGCCGTAAACATGCATTGAACAAAAATTTGGTCAGCGATCTTCTAAACGGTCGTAAAAAGGGCGTTCGTGGTGAGGCCCGACGAGCCGCAGTGCTCCTGCGAATCAAAGACGGTGTGATATCAAACTAATTGCAGTTCTCCCGGTGAGAAACCAGAAGATGAAACGCACCGTTCTAGAAACCCGCCGGCAAGTCGTAAGCGCAGTGATCTGCGCTTACCCAGGCGGACGAGACTGCGCAGCTCCCCGCCTTGGTATGTCGGTGAAGAAATTTGACAACCACTCTTATGAGAACGCCGGCAGCCGCCCGTTGACGGACGAGCAGATCTGCCTCCTTGAAACACAGACGGGTACCACTCACCTGCCGGATTTCGTTTGCAGCTTGTATGGCGGCGTCTTCGTCCCGGTAGCCGAGGCCGGCGAGCTGGACAACCTCGATCTATACGCACGCTCGATCAACACCGCGATCAAGCGCGGCCTGGTCGACGCCATCATTGCCAAGGCCCTCGAAGATGGGGTCATCAAAGATGACGAAGTGCAGGAAATTCTCGCTGCGCACCGTGCGCACGTCGCAGCCCGACATGAAGAGATCACCGCTGTGATCGTTCTGCACCGGGAAGCTCCGAGCAAGTAGGAATCGAAGTAGGCGCAGGACGCGCCGCCAATTCTCGGCGTCAGCCGAAGGCCGCGACTAGCGGCGGGGAGAAAAAGTGAGCACTTACAAGCTGGTATGTCCGCACTGCCAGGGGCGAATGCGCATCCGAACCAGTGAAGGCACGCATATCTTTTTGCGGATTGCCTACCTGCAATGCACCAACGAAGCCTGTGGATGGTCAGTCCGGGCCCAGTTCGAGATGACTCATGAGATGAGCCCATCCGGTATGCCAAACCCCTCGGTTCGCCTACCTGTCGCGCCCGTCGCGATTCGCCGGCACGCCATGAAAAAGGAAGGCGAAAACCAAATGGATCTACTTGGACTGGAGATGGCCTGATGAAAATCTTACTCAAGGCACAAAACCCTGAACGCGAATATCGCACCACCATGCAGAGCGCGGCCCTGTGCTTTATGCAGCGTCACCAGGCAGAACACCTGAACAATGATCAGCTGCTATTCACGCGTGCGGTCACCTATCTGCAGACCACTCTGGAAGTACCGGTCTATCTCGCAGAAACCCTCGCGGGTCTGGCCTATGGCGAACTGCGCTCTTCCGGAGATCAGCGCCGTCTGGATCTGGCCAGCAGCAGTGAATCCGTGGCAGTACTTACTGACCCTGTAAGCGGCCAATGTTTCGCAATCCCCGTTGCCTTGATCTTCCAGCACCTGATTGACGCTCCCGAGCAGCGACAGACATCCCCGACCATCTGAACGAATAGCACCACCCGAAGCGTGTGGGTTTGGGCGAGTTGCGCCCGAAATCAGGAAAACAGTTATGAACACAGCACTTTCCATCCGAATGGACCTGAGCAAGAACCTCGCTGAAGCCCTGCAGCAGGAGCTGCGCGAGCGACTTCGACTGGGCATCCAAGAGCACTGGTATTCGGATGAGTTTCGACGCGTTCCTGACGGCCTGCGTACCAGCGCAATCCTGTCCGCCTACCCGGCTTTGGCCGCTCAAAAAACCACACTTGGCGCCCTTCAGGTCGCCATCAGAAAGCAGGCGTAAAGATGGAACCGATGGAACAAAAAATCCGGGCAGATGTGCTAGACCGGTTCGAGAGAGACTACGGCTTGAAGCATCGGACCGGCACGGATTTCATGCGCGGCGGTACCTGTCCGGCCTGTGGCAAGAAAGAGCTATACAGCAGCCACGTCAACCCGTGGTTCATCAAGTGCGGCCGCGAAAGCAAGTGCGGTCAGCAGTGGCATGTGAAAGAGCTTTATGACGACATCTTTGACGATTGGAGCAAGCGTGCGCCCGCGACTGATGATCAGCCAGCCGCTACTGCACGCGCCTATCTGGAGTTCGCCCGCGGTTTCAAAATCGAACTGGTCGCGGGGTTGTTTACCCAGGAGAGTTACTACGACCGCGATCTGGAAATAGGCTCCGCCACCGTCCGCTTCGCGCTGGAACGAGGTGGGTACTGGGAACGTCTGATCGATAGGCCGCACCGGTTTGGCAAAAAGAAAGCGCGGTTCAAACCGAAAGAGTCATACCGGGGTTACTGGTGGTGCTCACCCCACGTCGACCTCACAAAGACCAGCGAGCTTTGGATTGTCGAGGGCATCTTTGACTCGATCGCACTGCAGCACAACGGCATCGACTCGGTTGCAGCGATGTCGTCTAACGCTTTCCCGGAAGCCTCACTGAAAGCGCTGGTTGCCGCGCGCCACGGCAATCTTCCAAAGCTTGTATGGGCCTTGGACAACGAACCTAGTGCGCACCGGTACACGCGCAAATGGGTCACGATGGCTCGCGCTCTGGGCTTTGAATGCACGGCGGCGCAGATCCCCCAACGAGACACGCGCAAGGTCGACTGGAACGACCTGCATCAGCGCTGGGCGTTCATAGGTGATGAAGCCGATCGGCTGCAGAAGATTCAGGCTGATCTCGAAGAAGCCCGTCATCACGGCGCTTTGCTGATCGCGGAGAGCGCCTCGGAGAAAGCTTTGCTGATGTACAACTGGCGTGAGCGCGAAGAATTCCACTTCGGCTTCGAGTCCCGCCTGTACTGGTGGAAACTGGACATCAGCAAATTCAACAGTGCTATGCAGGCGCTGGAGACGAGCGAAAACCACGAAGAGCAGTTGCTGAATCAGAAAGCGATGCGCGAGAAAGCGCTGCGCATGTCTGGCTGCGTTGTGGAGATCGCCAACTGCTACCCACAAGCACTGTATTTCCAGCGCAACGAGATCACCGACGAGTCCTGGTACTTCTTCCGGGTCGATTTCCCGCATGACGGCTCATCAGTCAAGAACACCTTTACAGGTGGCCAAGTCGCAGCGGCGAGCGAGTTCAAAAAGCGCCTGCTCGGTATGGCGGCGGGTGCTGTGTTCACTGGCAGTGGCCAGCAGCTCGACAAGATCATGAAAGACCAGTTGTTTGCGATCAAAACGGTCCAGACCATCGACTTCGTTGGCTACAGCAAAGAATACGGCTGCTATGTGTACGGCGATCTGGCGGTCAAGGACGGCCAGGTTGTCGACGTCAATGACGAGGAATTTTTCGAGTTCGGGAAGCTGCGCCTCAAAACGCTGCAGAAAGCGGTGCCAGTGCGCATACAGAAAGATCCGAAGGAATACAACGACGCGTGGGCAAAGCTGCTGTGGACGTGTTTCGGCCCCCAGGGTGTCGTCGCTCTCACCTTCTGGTTCGGTTCGCTGTTCGCCGAGCAGATCCGCGCCCGATATCAGTCGTTTCCTTTTCTGGAAGCGACGGGTGAAGCCGGCGCCGGTAAAACCACGCTGCTCAATCTGCTGTGGAAGCTGCTGGGACGAGCAGGCTACGAAGGGTTTGACCCTTCCAAGTCGACCAAGGCCGGCCGAAGCCGTCTGATGGGGCAGGTTTCGGGCATGCCGGTTGTGTTGCTTGAATCTGACCGGAGCGGAGACGACAAATCTCACGCGAAAAACTTCGAATGGGACGAGCTCAAGGACTACTTCGGCGGCGGCACGCTGGCAACCAAAGGCGTCAAAACCGCTGGCAACGAGACCTATGAACCACCTTTCCGGGGAACGATCGCGATCAGCCAGAACGCGCCCGTCATTGCGTCCGAAGCCATCATGACGCGGATCGTGAAGCTGCACTTTGTTCGTCCGAACGTGACTCCAGAAAGTCGCGCTGCGGCTGATGAGCTCACGGCTTTGGACGGTAGCCAGCTCAGCCACTTCCTTCTGCAGGCTGTAAAGCGCGAAGCCGACGTCATGTCCACGCTCGCCGACAAGATCCCTGCTCACGAAGCCCGCCTGCGTCGACTGCATACCCACTGCATCAGCTGCGATACCGAGTACCCGGCGACCAACGAGAAGGCTGCCTGCCAGATCTGCGGCAACCAGCTGCGCGGTTATATCCGCGTTGAGCGAATCGTTAAGAACCACGCACAGATGCTCGGGCTGTTGGACTGCATCCGTTCGCTCATCCCTCTGACTGACGCGCAAATCAGCGCCACACAGCGGTGCATCGTTTCCATGGCGATCGAGCGGCAGAGCTCAATCAGTGCTGACCATCCTGTCGTGGCTGAATTTTGGGAAGTTTACGAGTACCTGCAGGGCTTGGATGCCGAAGGCCCTGTGGTCAACCACAGCAAGAAAGACAACGTCATTGCCATCAACCTCAACGAGTTTGTCGAGCGCGCCGCCGAGCACCGCCAGAAGCTGGCCGACGTCAGCGAGCTGCGTGATCGACTCAAGGAATCCCGCTGCCGCAAGTTTCTGGAATCGAACAAGGCCGTCGACAGCGCTGTACGCGCATATCAGTCCACGCGGCAGAACAACACGATCACCAAATCACCAACGGTCAAGTGCTGGATGTTCCAAGCGTAGGGCTGCAACCCGCGCGGGACAACCCTGAAAGGAGAGAACCATGCAGATTCAAATTGTTGCCGGCACTGCCCTCGCGCAACAGAGCCGAGTGACCGAGCTGCTCGACGAGCTGGGCAACGACCGCCGCAAAACCGTCCAGGCGGAAGCATACGGCCCTGCTGGCTTGATCGACATTCTGGAGGTCAGGAGCAGCGATGGTCAGCGGGAGATCCTGGTGCTGAATTGTTCAAGGCTGCAGATCCAGACGGTTCTGGACTGGCAGTCATGTGAGGAAGACAACGCCCAACTTGAAAACCTGGTGCTGCACCTGGTGCGAATTCCAGACAGCAACCTCTAACGCCGGCTGCAACCGGCAAACCCTGAAAGGAGAGAACCATGCGCAACACTAAACAGATGGAAGAGTTTCAACGGACCGCCCTGGTGGGCCAATTGATTGGGGCGGTGGTGACGGTCGCTCTGATCGCGACCGTCGCGGTTCAAGTGCCCGACGTACTCATCTGGATCCTGAAATAACAATCAAAGAGTCGGTGCCATGGGGCTGCAACCCCATGGCACCTGCCACCCCTGAAAGGAGAGAACCATGCAAGATCAAACCCTCAACGGCAGCGCGGCCGAGGCTACCATGAACACGATTCAGATTGGTGACCAGGTCACCTACGTGAAAATGACGGCCACTGCCGGCGGTCATGGCCTTTCGGTCAAAGAAGCCAGAGTCATCGAGATCGACGGAACCGTTGCAAAGGTTCGCAGCCGCAATGGCCGAATCAGCAGCCAGCCGCTGCATAAATTGACCCCAGCTGGTCAGCGAAACGCGCTCACCCATGCCCTTCTCGGAGATGAGGTGGCCCATGGGGAATAGTCCAAGGCTCCGGCCGACCATGGCAAGTCATCGACTGGATCTGCCTAGCATCTGCGACATCTGCGGAAGGGCACGGTCAACGAGGACGCATGAATCCTGCAGCCGCACCAGGCAAAAACGGAAAGAGGACGAATGGGCAACGTTGATGGCTGATAAAGTCGCAGCACGATTGGCAAAAGGACGCCGTTATGCACGTTGAGGAGTTGGAGTTCAACTTGGATTTGCTTAAATCGATTGAAGCGCTCATTCAGCAATTGCAAAGACCAAACGTCGCGTTTGAGCATGAACTGTGGACCTCACAAGACATTGCGGCATATTTGAAGCTGTCTGCCTACACAGTCGAGCGGAGGATAGTTGTTCAGCCGTCATTCCCTGGAAGCGTGCAGCCTTGTGCTTCTGGTGCAAAAGCAGCAAAAAGGTGGTTTGCCGGGGAGGTAATCACTTGGGTGCGGCAACACCGCGCACGGTTGCCGACCCCAAGGCGAACACGAACCGCCGCATAACTTCAAAGAGCCTGCTTAAACCGCAGGCTTTTTTAATCCAGACGATTCGCTAGTTCTGTAGCGGTCGCGTTGTAGTAGACCATCAGCGATTTCAGATCCTTATGGCCCGTGATCCTTGCCAAATCCAGAACATCTACCTTTCGTGCAAGTCGGGTTATAGCTTCATGGCGCGTGTCATGAAACGTCAGGCCGTTTATGCCGAGCTCGTCTCGTACTCTCCGAAACATCGTATCCGCTGAGCCGGATTCTAGTCGGAACAGCCGGTCACCCGGGGCCTTACCCTTGTAGAGCGGGGTCAACAGCGCGATGGCGCGACTGCTTAATGGAACATTGCGGCTAGATCCATTTTTCGTCTTCGGGAGGCGGACGAAACGCTCCGGAAGGTTTACCCACTGAGCAGTCAATCCCAATATCTCACCTTGCCGCATCGCGGTTTCCAGGGCGATAAGGAACGTGTATGCCAGCTCCTGTAACAAAGTCTGTGGCGGCTCCCCCTCAACGTAGCCAAGCCTTTTGAGCAAAGCGCTTGTCTCACTTGCCGCGACGCGGCGCTCGCGATGCGGCATGTTACTAGGGCGTTTGGCATCACGAACTGGGTTAACCAGACAGGCCCTCCACTCAGTTCTCGCTATCTCAAATACAGAGGACAGGAGGGTCATTTCGCGACGAACCGTCGAGCTTTGGACCTTTGTGAGCCTTAAATCGCGCCATTTAGCGATCTGTTCTGAGGTGATGGAGGTCATCAATTCGCCCACCCACTCAAGTTCTCGGTCAAATTTCTCCAAACGTAAAACCTCCCACCGCTCGCCGGACTTGGTGGGTGAGACATCACGCTTGTACCGTTTCAATGCCTCGGAAAGCGTCATAGACACGGTCGTTCGTGACCTACCATTCTGTGCAATGATTTCAGCCTCACGCGAGGTTGCCCAAGCAGCTGCTGCTGCCTTAGTGTCAAAGGTCTGAGAATCACGAACGCCCAGCTTGGCGACCTCCGCGCGCCATCCACCACTGCGTTTTCTAAATGAAGCCATGCACCCTCCTGGCGTAAAAATGGCGTAAAGGCTATCACGGTGATGCAGCTTTTAGCCGCTAGCCGCCCCATAGGTAGATCCGTGCGACCCAGTAAAAACGGGCATTGCAGCGCGATGCAACATTAATCCATATTTTGCCAAAAGCGTCCCGTGGCCCCCTCGGGGCACCAAACAGCAGCACCTTCAAGTGGTTACGTAGCTTGAAGCACAAAAAAACCGGCCAGATTTGAGCCGGTTTTTTTGTGGGCGGGATTTGGTGATTCAGCAGCACCAGGGCATCTGACGCGCCATGCCGGCGCCAGTGCTGGAAGGCTTCAGGCCAGGCTGGAAATCACTGGCTCCAGCGTTTTCCGCGGACAGTCGCTGCATGCCACGGCTTCAGGGCGCAAATAGCCCAAGATGCGGATCAGCGTCATGGGTCACCAACAACGCGACTCACGCCAACTCCAATGGTCAGGCGCTCATGGCTACGTGCGTGTAAAAAGGCCAAATACTGAGCCGA